GCATCTTCATGTGGAAAGCCCTGATCAATTAAGAACTGTGTTAATGGGTCTTTTTTATCGGCTCGTATAGTTCTTATGTAATAAGGATTATGCCGTGGATGAATACCGCTAGCAGCATCAACAAGCTGACTGACTGTACCACTTGGCTTGACGCAGGTTATAGCAGCAGAAGGTTCTATATTAAATATCTTAGACCACTTCTCGTTTGTTTTAACTGCTACCAACCTTAGTTCATTTAAGATCGTGGGCAAATCATCCTTGGTTTTATTAGACAATAGTTTGTTGTCCATGATACCTGTCAAGGATACACCAAGCAATCTTTCTTCTTCCGTATTGCGGGTCCATTGTTTGCTTATACTTTTAAAATCTGTAAAACAAGATTGTATTGTACCTAATATAGTAGCTAGCTCCACCTTTCTTTGTAATGTTTTTACTGTATCATCTTCACGAACCACTACCTCTGAAAGATTACAAAATTGTTTGGGCCGCAATATAATCTCACTACATGGATTTGTACCATAATCAATGTCTGCCTCTCTCCTATCGTACTTAGCCGCTTGCTTCTGTGCAGACACCCTATTAAAAATACCACGTTCACCAGACTTGCTTTCATACAAAGCTACCCACTCTCGCATAAATGTGCCTATGTCTGGTTTCTCTGTATAGCACACACTATTATTTGACAATGCTCTTTGTGGTTCTGTCTCCCACCATGAGCCAGACTTAGCATGACGCATACGGTCATCAGATAAGTTAGATAGGCTAATCAAAGCAGACCTACGAACACCGCCAACAATAACTACATCAGCAATTTTACACAGAATGTCGTGGCATTCAATACTAGATAATTTTCTACCAGAAGATTTCTTAAAAATATTAACGGTAAACATAAAAAGATTATGCAAGGGATCAGCGCCGCTTGCCCTACCACCAAAGGTTTTTAGTTTGGCTCCAGCGGGGCGCACCTTGGTCATGTCCCACTTAGGAACCATACCAGCATACAATAAATTTAGTAATTCTTTATAGCTCCTGTGCCATCCTTCTTTTGAATCTTGAACTATGATAGTGGTTTCACTATCTTCAAACTCATCTGGCACTGTAGGAAGTTGTGAAACGTACTGTCTCTCTACACTAAACCCGACACCCGTGCCGTGCATAAGAATATATAAACACTCATCAAAAGACCTTGGACTATCCACAGGAAGATAGCTGCAATTGTAAGCGGCTATGTGGTTGCGCTCTAGTGCCGGTCCAGCGGTCATCATGGCCCTCATAGAAGGCATCACCTTCATTGCCACAATAGCTACATATAAATCAGTGAACAATTCCTTCTTCATAGAATGCCCATGATTTTTAACTAAGAAAGATTTATAAAAATCTAATAGCCTTGTTACCGTTTCCTCCCATATTTCTCTACGTGCATCTTTTTCTATCCACCTAGCATAACGAGACATTGCTATTATTGTTTGATAGTCACTCATTAAATCAGTCATCTATTCGCCCTCCAGTACATTTTATATTCAGTTTTAAAACTTGTGTTCCTTCAAGATGTTCTAATACGTCAAATAACATTTCTTCTAATTCTTCTGTAGGATCACCATCAACAGGCATAGGAAACTCCTCATCATTTACCTTCAATAGAAGGGATACTCTTGCTCTTACTGACATTCTTTAATACTCTCAATCAATTTATTTAGATACCATGCCGCCTTCTCTAAGTCTTCTGCTTTATTCTTATAGGCTTCTCTCCATGTATATTTTAATACGTTGCCTTTACAGTACCCTTTAAATTCTTCATCACTAAGGGCAGCACGAATGGCCTGTATACATTCTATACCATAATTATTTTTATTATAATGCGGGGGGCTGTATACATTGTCTAATTTCTTTGGCTTTCTTAGTGAGAAATCTTCGTACACCGAATCTTGTTCTACCATTATGCATTTCCTTCTGTTTCAGAATCCAAAGTTAACGCTCCTATTTTTTCTATTTCACCAGAAACAGGCAGCAACATATGCTTTTCAACATAGCTCTGTATTAAATCTCTTATGAGTTCGTTTTCTTCTGTTGCTGGTATGGCAGCAGCCACAAAGTTACACAGTACTACCATGTTACTAAACTCCTCTTCCGATAGAGAAGTCTCCTCTACATTTGCTACTATAGATACTTGTACTTCTCCTGCCCACTCCTCTTCCTCTTCTTCTTCTAATGCGCCCTGTTTTACAGGTCTTATAATAATAACAAAGTCATCTTGTGTTATATAATCATCTAAAAATGTCATCCTCTTTTGTCCTCTCAACAGTTATTATATTTGGTGGCATAGAGACTAGCCTTTCCTGCAACCATGTAATAGGAATTACTCTATCGCAATATAGTATATCTCTTTTTTCGCACCAAGCGGCGTAGGTAGTTTTAGAACCCTTTCTTATTTTCCTTTTACTATTTTCAAAAACTAATCTTATATCTAAGGTGTCATGTTGTTTCCTAATCTCTGTATGTTTTCTTCTATCTGCAGTAGCCCAAAATCCTTTTACTTCTAGTATTATACCATTATCAAGAATAAAGTCAGGGGTATATGATCTAATAGAAAAATCTACCCATTGTATCTTGGTAGTTTCATATCGCAGAGCATGGTTTTCTTTTGTGATTTGTGCCGCCACCGTCTGTTCAAGGCCCGAACGAAACCCTTTCAACCTTGCCTTACGATATCCTTTTTTATTATACATCAAGCATGTCTATAAGCATAGCATGTTTCACAGGAATGTGGAAAAATTTCTCCCCTTTTCTAACATACCTGTTGCTTACTTCTTTTACTGTGGCTGTATTCCTAAGAACATCTGCATCTATTTTCCATGCTTGCTTACAGTCTGCCCTCAGTACATAGAACGTAAGATTTTCTTTATTTAGTAATTTCTTTTTCCTATAAGGAATACGTATCTCTTCCCATGAATCAGGCCAGATTTCCTTCCAAGAGAATTTAATTTCTACCTCTGAATTATATACCGTGCCATCTTTTTCTGTGATAATATCACACTTATAATTTTCTTTTGTACTTGTAATACTATGTCCTTCTTTTTCTAATAAGTAAGATACTACGCCCTTTCCTTTTTCATCTGCAAGAGCATATAAATTTCTATCAAAAGGTTTGTAATTCACCATGTATAATATCCTCCAAATAAAAGGGGGAAACTTACTTTCATCAGAAACGTACTAGCCCCTCGCCTACCTCATTGCTGTGTGAACAGAGGACTACTATGATGTAGATCAAACATCTTCGCCCCAAAGCCATTGTTGCAAGGTATTGCTTTTAAACCGTTCGTTACTAGTACGCATCAGATGAAAGCAAGTTCCCCCCTATTAAATAAAAATAAAGTTAGAACCTGCGAAAGAAGGGATCAGAAAATACAGTATTACGGTATGCATACCCCAACTTTTTTAATTCCTCTTGTAACTCTACATCAGCTTCTCGCCTTGCGTCTAGCGCAGTGCGAACTCCTGATAATCTTTTTCCTTTTAGTGCTGCCTTAGCATCACGCAATTGAACAGACATTTCTTGCACAGTTTCCTGTAACTCTTCAATTGACATGTCCTCAAATACATTTGTTTCTTCATTACTACTCATTATTATCTCCTTTCTTTATATCTATATAAAATACTGTGGGCTTTACCTTAGCCTTACTTACTCTAGATGTTTCGGCTTTCAAAGCATCACCCCAACAAGCATACTTAAAATTACAAAACCTACACTCTGTGTTAAGAGTATGGCTACCAGTTTCTTTTCCATAAAAGGTTTCCTTAATCGGACTATAACATCTATGGAATTTATTTTCTTTTAGTTTTTCTACAGTGTGTTCTAATTTTTTAATGACAGTAGGTGTATCACTTGTATACTTTACATATTTAAACTCGCCAGAAGAATGGTTGATAACCCACCATCCCCCCGGTTCCACACCCTTACCTTTAGAATATATAGCTAACTGTCCTATATACCCAAAGCTGTCATTCTTTTCTACGTGATCACCGTCCAACCATTTATTTTTATAGCTCCAAGGACTAGCAGATTTAATATCATCTACCTTATTATCAAGCACCAGATCATATTCTCCTGAGATTTTTTCATCACCAATCTCAGTCTCTATTTTTTCTGGCTCTTCAAACGTAGCCCCTGCCTCTTTAAGAACTCCTTTAAAGACAGCTTCGGTAATATCTCCGATCATCATACGCAGTAAAAAATTAGAGGCAGGTGGAGTAGCAGCTTCGGGCCTGTTCTTTTGAAACCAAAGTTGACAAGTAGCCCTACCAATATTGCTTGCCCGTAAACGAAAGGAACCTCTAGTCTCTCCTTTATTAAATTGTTTACGTACTGCTGCTTCCACATGCTTTACAACACCTTGTATATTTTCCTCAGACATAGAAACTTTACCCTCACGAACATTGTCAAGATAAGTATGTACTAAAAATTCTACAGGATGTTCTACTTCCATAATAATATCCTTATTCTACATCAATAAAAGAATCAACAACCTTTGCTTCCTCTGCAGCAAACGGCGGCAGACTTGCTTTTTGATCATAAGATTCTTTAATGAATTTGTTATAACCATTCACCCAATTTTGAAAATATATTAGAGTTTCACTATCCTTCGGTTGCTCTAACTTAATCTCCTTTGTAATATTAACAACAGGAACAGGCTGGTATAACATGTTACCATTAGTCATTGGTGAGCCATCTGTAGTTAAAGAAATATCATGCTGTGGAAATAGCCGTCCAGTTTCTCTATACTTAGCCAAGGCATTTCCCATGATTTTAAAGGCATCGTTGTTTTCTATTTCCCAGATAATTGGAATAGCTTCCCCCTCTGTTTCCACAACTTCTCCTGTTTCAGTAAGATAAGAGGTAAAAGAAACTGTACCAAAGATAGCTCTAACTCTTTTAACAGCAGAGATTAGCTTGCGAGTTTTTTCTGGTACATCTTTCCAATCTTTTATATAACCAGAAGGACGACCACAATTAAACCCACCTGTTTCATCAATAATATCTGTATTATTAAATACTTTATAGTCATGTGTAAAAACAGACTTAATGTATTTACCTTTACGTCCATAAGAATCAGGAGCAGCATAGGGCATCCAACGATTATACCTATACCTCTGAAGAAACGGACGAAAGTTAATCTCTTCACAGTATTTAAACTCTCCTGACCCATCGTCAAAACGATAGGTTCCACCAGGAACTACTTCCATCTGGCGGGTCTTACCGCCTGTCTCAACAGCCCCCATCACTGAACGATGCCATATCCTTAGTCTACAAATAGCATCCGAACGAGATGTAGGGGTAGCAGCTTCTTGTGGTATGCCCATAGCCTCTGCAAGGGCTTCGTAATTAGCAGTATCCATAGAAATAATATCTGTGTCCATAAATTTTTCCTTTCTTTAGTTGAAAATAACTGCACCAGTATACGCATTTTACTAAAAATGTCAACAACAATCTTGCATTTCCATCCAATTTTTTCCTATCTTACACTCTAATTCAAGAGGAATATCAAACTGTATACCAAATCTGCGGTATAAAGAATCCTCTAGAATTTCTTCTGCTTGTTTAACACAGGCCAGTACCTTCTGTTCTTCTGATGGAAAACAATCTATCACCACACTATCATGAACGCTATTAACAATCAAGCTTTTAAGATAAGCACTACGCATCTTTTGTTCTACCAATAATAGTAGAGTTTGTACTACATCAGTAGATAAAGATTGTACTGGATAATTTTTCACTGCAGTAAAATGTGTTATACCACCGTTTTGTCTGCGTTGTGCATTAGGAAATGCAAACTGCCTACCAGTAACAGTAGTAACCATGCCTGTAGACATGACTTCATTGGCAAGTTTACTATGCCAAGAAGCAATGCCATAGTATTTATCAGTGAATTGTTTATAGTACGCTGCCTCTGCAGTTGTCCTACCAAATCCTGTAGCACCAAACAGTGGTGCAAAAGTATGTGCCTTTGCTTCTTGTCTAGAAATTTTCTGTCCAGATTCTGTGATAACTTTAGCGGTGTAACTATGAACATCCACCCCTGTGGCGATTTCCTGCTTTGCAACTTCATCCTTTCCCAGGAAAGCCGCCACTCTAAATTCTAGTTGTGAGAAATCTGCTTCTATAATCTGCCCATTATCCCAACGAGAATAGAATACTTTCTTAATTGGAAACGTCTGTCCTCTTGGCATGTTCTGTAAGTTAGGGGAATCAGAAGCTAGCCTACCCGTTGTGGTTCTGTGCTGTATTAATCTAACATGTAATCTATTGTCCTCTTTCATGAAAGTTTCTATGCCCTCTACAAAAGAGGATAGATAGGTATCCAAAGCAGACAACCTACGTACTTTGTATAAAAAACTTTCAGCCTTATCCATGTCTCTTCGTTTAGCAACCTCTTCTAATATTCCTATATTAGATTTACTAGTACTGAAGCCATGATTAGCTACCCAACTTGCGGCGGGTGGAGAAAATTTTAGTCCTGCTATTTTATCACTAGGAATATACAATATTCCAGAACGATTACATGCCTTACAAATACGTTTTGCTTTTCCTATAGTACCATCTTTCTTGGTAGCTAAATTATATCCTCTACCAAAACAAGCCTTACACTGGATGGCTGTAGTTTTATATACAATATTAGTATTACTAGTTACCGTCGATGTGAAGTTTTTCTTTTTCATATATGTTGAAAAGTTATCTGTCCATGTAGCCTTATCTTTTGGCTTGCGACTATATATAACCATACTTAATTGTTCTGGTGATGCCAGATTAATTGGGGTGTCACCCATAAGCTCATGGGTTTGTTGATCAAGAGACTGTTTAATATCCTGTTGTTCTTTTTTAAATTCCTGCTTAACTTGCAGTAGGGTTTGCTTATTAACTGCGAAGCCTCTGTAATATATTTTTGCTAACAGTACACATAACTCGTTGGTAAGACTGATTATATTTTGCAGAGATGCATACTCTTTACTAAACATTTTTCTACGTAAGCGATCTGCTAATTCCTGTGTAGCCTGTACATCTGCCATACAATATTCTAATAACTGATCACCATCTATATTATCTACAGATATACCTTTATTTAAATTGTCGGATAGAGTATCCATCTTTTGATTTTGTAAAGCGTAGTGTTCAGCTACAGCCTGTAAAGATAGGGGTTGTTTCATTGCACGTTGAAACAAATACTCTACTAGCATGGTATCAAACACAGCATTATCATACTTAAATCCTGTGTCCCACAACCACACTAACTCATGTTGTGCATTATGACATATAAGAACAGTGGCCTCATCAAGTTGCTTCTGTAAAAGTTCTTTAGCATTCTCCATACTATGTGTAGAATGCCCAAACCAGAAGGAAGATTCCTCNCCCGTATCTTTCTTTGTACATACTAAAACTAATTTATTCTCTGGTATAAATGGATCAAGNAGCACCTTACCAGAAGGTAATTTTGTAGCTGTATTTTCTACATCTATTGTTAGTTTCATATTATATTCCTTTATGAACTATATGTTGCAGTCTCTGGATCAAATAGGGTTATAACTCTCCCGTGTTTTCCAGTAAGTTTATTTTTTAATACAAGCCAATGTCTTTCAGGACTTTCCTCCTCTTGTTGCCCCTCTACCATAGGTGTTTTAGTAATGCAAAACAGTACGTCAGCCTCACTAGCCTTACCCGTCTTGCTACCCTCTAACATTGACATGTTTACAAATACTTTTCCTTCTGCTTCAGCAGAAAGTTGGGACATAGCAAATATAACGCAACCATATTGCTTGGCTATAATTCTGAATCTAATATAGGTAGCTTTCAGTTGTTCGTGATGAGCAGTGTACCTGCCCTCTGGTTGAAACTTGTCTGCCATGTCTGCTACTACTATGTCGGGTTCGTATGCTTTAATTGCTCGTTCTACTCTATCTAAATCCCAGCCAGTAGCATCTGTAATTTTTAGATTATCTTTAATGGGATTAAATAAATCCTCTGCTTTCTTACGCTCCTTAATTATTTCTTTTATATTCATAGAACAAGCGGCTGTTAAATATCTAGCAGACACTCGCCCTGTGTCTTCCTCATTAGCAAGAACCATAACCTTTGCTCCTTGCTGTGCGAAACCATTTGGTCCGGCGCACAGATAAGCATGGCTACTAGTCTTACCTGTGTTAGGTCTAGCTGCACCAATAATAATCTGCCCCCTGTTTACTCCCGGCACTAACTGTGCTACTGTAGGTATATTAATCTTCCATTTAAAATTCATTTCATTCTTTTTAAGTAGTTCAGTAATGTCCATATTTTCAAAGTGTACTTTAATGGACGGCATGAAATCCTCTTCCCGTCTATCAATGAACTCTGCTATTTTATATAGAGATGTAACCTCTCCGTTAGACATTTTAAATGCTACGTCCATCAACTCGTTCGCAGCATCTTCTCTATTCAATTCTCTTAGTACATCTTGTGCTATGTCTTCATTCAAGGGGGAACATGTTTCCATTTTATGAAATAGACTTTGATAAATATCTTTCTGTGCTGTTGTTAATGATGTATTAAGAGACAAGAACAACGCTTTTATATCTGAAGTATTAATACTATTTTCATAATCTAACATAGCCCTATCAATAGTTTGCTTTATATTNCGTGTCTCTTTACTTCTNAATATNCTTTCTTTNGCTACGTTTTTNTTTGCATTATAAAATGCTCTATTGGTCAGAGTGCGTAACAGTTCTAGTTCCATCTATTTCTCCTTGTGTTAATTTTAATACTGCACTATTGACATCAACCATATCATACTTCTTGGCGTATTTCAAATCATCTTCTAGCTTCAGTGCAAAAATGTTAGTATGATATAGCGCCCCTTTTAATTCTGCTGTGAACTGAAGAGTTTTCTTTACGGCATCTGGATCAAGCGCCACTATAACCCCCCTATAATCTTTTAACTGTGCTATATGATTAGGCAACAAGGCTGTGCCTAGCAGTGCCATACCCACACAATTAGATATACCTGTAGATACAACTGCTGCTGATATGCAGTCCTCTACTACTACCGCCACCTCTCCTATGCCAGAGGTATAGGCATAGCTACTGTTACCATATCTTTTCCACTTAGGTAGCTGGCCTATCGCCAAGGCTCTGCCTGTTGCATCTACAATTTCATGATCGTGTATAACAGGAAATACAATTCTATTTTCTTTTACATCATAATGTAAATTATTTTTAATAGCATCTAAACCATAGCTCTCTGCCCATGTTGCTGCCTCTGCCCTTCCAGGGATAATGTGGCTGGGTAAAATAAATTTAGCAGAGATAGATTTTTCTTTTCTGTTTAGCATATCATTTACAGATACAGTAGTAGGAGAAGTACCTGATATAGAACACCCTGCTTTATAGCAATTATAGAGAGTGCCGTCTACTTTACGGGTAACAGTAAAAGTATTTCTACCATTACACATAGGGCAATCTCCTCTGTACCCCTCTTCCATCTGTAAATTCATATCATCTATATAGTTTTTAATATTAATCACATTCTTTCCTCTTTTATTATATGTGTTCATTCATCTTTAAATTTAACCTTACTTAAAAGTTGTTCTGTGCTCATTAAACTTCTTTCATATCGTTTCCATTCTTCAATGTCCTCTATACTAAAGTTCCTTTTATTGGCGGCGTTACGTGCTTGCTCTGTACTTATACATACATAGGGCATTAAACTTTCTCTGCTTTTATGTCCGCTGTATGCCATTATCTCTGTGTCTGTAGCCCCATGATTTGCCAAGTCTGTAAGTACCGTGCGGCGTATATCTCTTAACTGTAAACGAGAAGAAAGTCCAGCAGTATTCATGATCTTTCTAAAGGTACGAGAGATACTGTGCTCACTGTAAGGCTCCAGTAAAAAGGGATGAGGTACTACCCACTCTTGAAATTCATAGACCTCCTTCTGTTCTTGTAGCATTTGTACTAAGGAATCAGATAAAGGTATACCAGGAATACGTTCATGTGTTTTCTGAATCACCTCTCGCATATATAATTTTTCATTAAGATCATAGTTATCCCATTGAGATAGCCTTACATCTTCTATGCGTTGGCCTATCTCTACGTTGATACGTACTAACAGACCTATGTTCCTCCATTTAGGTATACTGAATGCCGTTTGTAAAAAGATTTTAAAATCTTCTGATTGCCATACAGTATTACGTGGAGAAACCTTACTCTTTTCCACAAATCCCCAAGGATTTTTATCTAGATAATCATACTTAATTAATACATTCCACACACGAATCACAATCTGCATTGTATAATTTGCAAACCGTACATCGTTTGTATCTACATCTTCTATTAGCTGCCAATATATACATTGACATTTAGCTACATTAAGTGTATCTATACATATACTACCTATAGAACCCCCCTCTAGCTCTGCTTCACAGAGCCTACGTAGTTGATAGGCATATTGATTGCGGGTCTTGTCGGACCTTAGTTTTATTTTAAACTCTGGTGTATCCTTATACTTTTCTACGGCGTCTTGTATTGTAATTATATCTGATTCCATTTTCTTCTTCCATCATTTGTTGTGTGTAAACATTTCCTAGATCAGGATAGTATGTTCCTACAGTTCTCTTAGGTATACCTTCATTATCATAAGCTAGTGCATAACAAATATGTTTAACTTTATTCTGCTGGTACTCTCCATAGAAATCGTCTACCCAATCTCCTGTTCTAAGATATCTTTGCATGTGCTTTACATATCCTTCATGACTTGCCTGTCTTGCAGTAGCCCCTTTGATCTTTTCTCTTATTGCTTTACGTTCAACAGCAGCTAAATCTTTTTGTATGTCAATCCATTGTTTAATTTTATTAGGATGAAACCTGTGTTCCTTCGGGAGATCATGTAAGCTCTCATGTAAATTAGTTTTACCATAGTTAGGAATCTTCTTGGCCCTTTCTGCCCTTGCTTTCTTTAATCTAGCTGCTGCTGCAGCCTTCTGTTCTTTATTCATTTTAATTCTCCGCTATATTAATAGGTGCCAGTTACCNGATTTCTTCACGCCACCTTAACATAAGAGTGGTCAGGAGACACTGGCAAGGCTTTCCATAATGCCGTTTAAAATATTGTTGCAACCAATATTCTCGCAGGTCTGTGTATAGTCCAACTCGACACAACCATTCCAACCTCTATATTGGTCACCAACTGCTTCCTGATGACAATAATCGGAGCAAAAGTATTCACCGTCTACAACGTCACCGGAATCATCTTCTATCATATGCATGTGTGCCATAATTCTATTCCTAATTTCCAAAGTCTTGTATTAACATTTTTATATCCTTTTAAAATAGTAATGGCAGGTGCATGGAGGAGAACAAAAACCCACGCACCTGCCATACATTACGACAAAGCTTTAGGCGGCAACGGACTGTAACTGCCCTTGGAAATCATTATACTTAATGATATCCTTAAATGCCTCACCTCGCACCAAGGCTTGAACATCTTGCTCTTGTCGTAGCGCACGGTTACCTACTTCAGCCCCCCGAAGGCTTTCAGGATCAACGTGCGTTCCATAATGAGTAAGAACATTATACAATGCATACCCATTTTTACCAATGGAAGAACTGTATGTATCCCAAAGAGATAGCATACGCCCCAACATTTTCTCATTTACTTTAGTCTTAACTTTAGTCTTAGTGAGGCACAGGTTAGCAGCCAGAAATCTAATTACTATATCTCTATGTACATCTATGCCTCGCATGTGATTAAAGAGATGTGCATCGTCCTCTAAAACTTCCGGCCAAGTTGCTGCTACTTGCCCAATCTTCTCTGGTTCTGTACTAACAGTGTGTTTAAATTTTACAGAAGTATTCTCTGCAATACGAGAGCAACCATTGGAACACCATAGCCTCTTGATGAAGGCAGATACATCATACTTCAATGTACCATCAACACTATTGCGAACCCTCATTTGTAATGCGGTCTTCTCTCCTACAATCCTATCATAGTTATAAGACTTCAGAGTGATATCGGCATACATACGAGCACCATTGTTCATGATGTTCCATTTAATATCTGCATCATTTAGATCAAGACCAGATTCTTCTAGTCCCTCAACCAACGGCTCCCATAGTGCAGCATATGGTTGTGGAGTGTAACGAGATTTAACAATACCAAGTACTTGATTGGTATCATCCCGAACTATCTTCTGTCCTAAAGACTTTGGTACAATCAGACCATCATGTTCGATGGGCCGTAGTACGGGATTAAAATGTAGCTCTTGCGGTAGTTCAAAATTATGTAACATATTATTTCTCCTTTTTCTTAGCTGGTGGGTGATCAATACCAAACTCATCTTCCATTACAGTTTTTATTTTATCTACAGTATCATTCACATTATCAGGGTCGAAAACAATTGCGTTTTCATTAACCCACTTATCTATACTATACTCATCAGGAACCTTTCCATACCCAACGGTTCTATCCCACTGTCTTTGAGTATATCTATTATGAAATTTAAGGTCATCTGGGTATTGTTTTTTAGTCACAAGTAATCTCCTTTCTATTAACACTCTGTTTAATTATTTCTTTTATCGGTATAATTTCTATGTCTCCATCCTTATCTATGCCTGTTTTTATAAACCCCTCTCTGTCTAAGGTTTGAATGAAGCCATTAAAAAGTTCATTAGTAATAGTATTATATATAGCTTCATGGTGTCTTTTTATTTGTATAAAATATCCAGCATAGAAAGCAGCGGCGAAGCTGCCTACAGCCAGTAATGTGTGTGTCCACATATCTATCATATATATATTTCCTTTATTTGTTTACAGTATATTACCATTATCGCAGTCTTCTAGGCTCTGATAGTAACACCAAGGACACATACTAAAAGAATTAAAATCCTTTTCTGTAATAACTTGTCTACAATAAAAACAATTCCTTTTATTTTTACTGTTATCTTCTATCTCTTTACTGGTCCTAATCTTCAAACTATCATGTGTGCTTGTCATTTATTTCCCCTATCTATATGCGCTCCTTCTTTTGTTTGCGCTGTTGCTTTCGTAGTAATGTCTTTTTCTTTTCATTCTTTCTTTGTGCGGCTTTAAGATACTTTTCTCTTGTACTTTTTTCTGCTTGTTTATGTGCCATTGCACCTTTCCCTATATTATTTATAGAATAAATGATCGCCTATTCTTTTTACAAAAGTCTTAGTCTTTGACCATTTGGGTCTGACACTTACTGCATGGTAATGTGTCGAACCTTTTAATATTATTGGTCTATTTGCAAATATATCTTTTGCTACTACCAACGCTGTCTCCCATGCTTCCTTCTCCACAGGTTTATCACTTTTCCCATCACAGTACCAACTGAATTGGCATTTATTTCTTATAGGAAAGTCTGGCTTCCATGAATAAGTTGGCCCCTCCTCTACAACTTCACATACTGTGTCGGGGAAATTGTTATTTACAACTCTGTTCATAACAACTTCTGCTACTGCCATCTGCCCCTGTAAGGGCTGATCCCTTGCTTCATAGTATACATTTAAAGCAAGACATACCAATGCTATATTTAACATGCTACAATTTGTACCTTTCTAGTTTCTATATTCTCTAACCCTATACTACGTATAGGGGTTAGAGAATATAGGTATGTGTGTGTTCCCACAGTATACACAAGCTGTGTATAATGTCAAGCACTATTCTGGATCAGCATTATATACCTCAATAAAATTTATAATTTCTTCTCTAGGGTATCCCATTCTCACTAAGTTTGTGGTAAATTGTGAGTCATCATTCTTGCCATACTGCCACATAGTAATATACCAATCTGTTTTTCTTTTCCAAAAAACCTCTGGCGGTATAACACTGTCATTCTCTGTCTCCATATTATTCCTCCATCAGTTCTAATACTTTTAGAGTGCTGCCCAAATACCATGTACCTCCTTGTGTTTCAGGTCGTTCCAGTACCTCCATCAAAGTAAATTCTACCTTGGCCCACACCCTATTTTTCATAGATAAATGTGGAGCGGAGGGTTGTTTACATATGTGCCACCCCGGTCTGAATTTAAAACCTTTTGTTAGATATTTTTTGTACGGATATTCTATTCCTATCAGTATCCTTTGTGTTCGATTTATAAACAAAGGCCCGATAGTCCCATCTTTTCTACGTTGAAACAGTTTGTACCCTATCATCTTCTTCATCTTCCTTATCTGCTATATAAGATATATTCTTCTATGTATTGGCGGCAAGATTCTTCATAGTCCTGCCCAAATTCAGTGCCAATTTTCTCCACTATTTCTGACATTACCCAGCCAGCACGGCGGCTTTCTTTTCCTTTCGCCATTAGTTCGTGAACTCTATTTACCATCATCTGATAGTCTATAGATTTTAATTTATCCGACATAACTATTCCTTTCTTGATTCATATTTTCTTCGCCATGCATCATCAGTCAGTAGGTCCATGTCTGTATCTATATCATCAGCTTGTTCAGCTATTTGTGCTAGAATAAAACGCATAGCTTTGATCCGCCTGTTTGCCATAAGCAAACTTTCTGTATTTCTTTTAAGCTGGTACTGCAAGTCCGACACCTTTTCTCTTAGCTTTCTATTTTCAAAGGCATGTTCTTTAAAAAATGTACGCAGTCCCATCGTAAATCCTTTCTTTAATTCCAAGCCTTAGTAAAATCCAATGGATCGTTTGACCTATCATGGTCTATAATTTTTACATCTTCCATTGGAACATTAACTGTAAAGTTATCTGCATTGTCTCGCACTTCATACAGGTTATTGATAGAGTCTTTAGAAAGTACAGTACCATCCCTAGTTAATTTCTTATACGTCTGGATTGGTACATCGGCCATAGAATAGAAACCTCCTGGCCTATTCCATTTATCTACTGGAAACTCAAAAGTATATTCACATTCATGTGCGGTTTTCATATTAATCTCCTTATATTAATCTGTTAAAGGGGGATCACAACTTTCTTCTTCCTTATATCCTGGCGGTACATAAGGAGTTGGTACATCTGCAATAGTAAAGTTCACATAGACCCCATTATAATCATCATAAACTATTTCAAACTTATGTGTTGGGCAAGCATTTAACCATTTAAAAAACTCTTTTCTATCCATCGTTCTATCCTTGTGCATTATAGTGCATATCAATGCCAACATAGCTATGCATTAGATGCATAGCTACATTGGCTTAGATATTTACTGTGCAGTTAAGTGGAAGACACTTGATTTGCCTCGCCTATTATTCTCTACGATTAATCTAATACCAGATGTTAAAGACCGTACCATCTTACGGCTACCCTTTGGGTTCATCTTTGTCAGACTATGGAAAGGTACATCTAATCTGTACCCAGTGGAGGTGCTATTGATGCCGAACAAAGTATCGTACTTCGGAGACTTTGCATTCTTTCTCATAGTAATCTTGTACGTAGCCATATCATATTCTCCTTGTAAGAGTGACCCTGCCCCTCAATATAAGAGGCAGGGTCAGGGTTAAACTAACCAGCAGCAAGCTCTGTTGGCAAGTTATCTTTATTCTTAATTAGATGGGCCTTACGCTCTCCATCTTCTTGAGTCCAAACTACCTGGATAGGGTTGCCCTTCTCCATGTGTTTACCATAGCTAACGCCCTTATCCCTTGGGATAGTGACCCACTTCGGGGCCTTCAACTCGTGGCGATATGCTTCAAATGTCTTGATCTTGGTCATGTTTATTCTCCTTATTAACTTTGTTTCTGTTATACGCTTTCTTACTGGGTACTACCTGCTTCCGAAGATGCTGGCTACTTAATGATTTAGCAATAGGGTTACCCTTTGGCCGTCTGCTGTGCAGCCGACCCAAACTCTTTTCTTCTCCCATAATAACCTCCTATTATTGGGGCCAATCTCCATGTCTCTATGTCCCTTGACCCTATACTACGTATAGGGGTCAAGGGCCATAGGTTACTCCTTTCCACCATCACCAACCACATGGTGTCGGAGCCTACTGCCTGGAGCTAATGTCTTTGTCCAAGCTAATAACTTTTGGCCATCTGTTATATTATCTTGATCTTGATTAGACAGCCACCGCCAATGGCGGTTAACGAAATACCCTACACCATAGCATATTCCTTTTTGAGCGGCAAGCATTTTATTAACTGTGCCTTTAGTGCCATGCCAAGGGAAAGTAATTACATAGTTTCTTTCCAGTCTAGCACAGAGTGGACCGTTGATACCGCCGCAATTATTACAAGTAATGTCTTTACTTATAACAGCAGGGCATGTAATAAATCTAACTCCTCCTTCTTTAAATACTTTGGGAGTATCTGGCGGTACATCCAGCACCGAAGGGACGCCCTTCAGTGTATTATCTATGGCTTCTTGTATAGATTTACATGAAGCATTGATAACGGTGCGGCCAGCACCATTAAGATGCCGCCATAGTGCATTAGCAAAGTGACTGTAGGTCCAAGCCCAGCCCCGGTGAGGTACAGCCTTAGATAAATCAGACATATAGTCTATGTCAAATTCATCTGTACCTTGCCAGTCCTCTGGCTTCAGTGGGCAATCATTAGGACAAGTAGCATAGGAATTATCTTTACCTGCCCTATAAGTACCATGAGCACGGCCCAACTTGGCACCTTCACTATATTCGATTGTGTTCAGCATCGGCATTCTCCATATCTCTATAGCCCCTGACCCTATACTACGTATAGGGGTCAGGGTCTATAGGTTTCGGTTAGTCAGCGGCGGCTATCATCTCTTCTAAGCGCCCCTTAAATCTTTCTATATCAAATAGAAAGGTAAGACTTTCTTTATCTTTAGATTTACTGATGGCATATTTAAATACACCGTTATATTTATCCCTT